AGGTCGGGACTCTCACACAGCTTTTCGTACTGGAGAGCAGCGGCATCAGGGTCCTGTGCCAAAGCCGTGAGGCAGGCAACAAAGCCCTCAACATCGCTGACTGACCTCGCAGCGTAACGCAGGCCGCAATACTGATCGCGGGAGATCTTCTTGCCCTTGTAGCAAATCTTAGCGAGTGATTTCAGCATTCCGCCAAAGCGCGCGACCACATGGCCATCCTCAACCCCAAACTCGTGGCTGCAGAAATTTGCAACCCCATGCATGGGATCTCGAATGGTGTGGCCCCACAAGGCACAACGCCTAACGTACTCGTCCATATCAGCTACAGGAGGGCCGACATAATCGTCTCCAGCAGACAAGTGGGAGACCCACTCGTTGCGAGCGAAAAAGTCCAAAAGACTCCTGCATGCACTATTCGTTGACGAAGTGGAAAAGATTCCCGAGCACATAACCATGCGCTCAGTTGTCTCGACCACATACGTCCCCACACAGTACACCTTCAGAGTGAGGCAAAGACCGACGTTTGCGATGCCGTTCACGAAATGTGACCAACCCATAAACTCCGGCCACTGCACGCGCGTGGCACGCCGGTAAGAATCAACAAAGAAGTAGAACCAGACAAAGGTCCAGTCCCACCCCTTGGCATCGGCGGTGAAAGTCTGCTGCCCATCGAACAGGTGGGGCTTAAGCTCGCGCAAGCGGTCCAGGCCCTGGGGATGAAACCCCATTCCGGGGCCGCTGCAAAGGTGCGAGGCGCTGTTCGAATGCCTGCCGTAAACTCGGCCGTCCTGATGACAGCGAATTTCTTCCTTGTTTTGAGCTCGGTGGTAGCACCACACCGTCAGCAAATCAATTGAGTCCTGAATGAGAATGGACCTCATCCTGGGGTGTCGCAACCGCTTGCCGTCAGTGCTGTACACTTTGTTTGCCTTGTGCGGCTCGTCCTTGATCTTCGTAATGACGGGACTCCTCAAGCCAAAATGGCAAAGGTCCCATGCTGACATGCACATGACAAACCTGGGGTCAACAACGGCCAGCAAAACAATGCGCTCCATAGCGGCTCCCACAACCTCGTTCCACAACCCCAGGGTTCGTAGCTCCTCCTTGGTGTGTGCACCAAACATAGCAGCATAGAAACCTGGATGCGACGCCTTGTGAAAGCTGGCAAGGGCTTTGGAAAATGTTTCAAAATGGCGGCTCTGAGTGGCATCCCACTCGGAGCCGCGCCGAAAATGACTCAAAAATTCCACAACCAATCCCACGCGGCAAAGTGCCACGTCATCGCCACGGTAGCGCGAATGCTTCGCCGCAAAATCGCTGTTTACTCCAAACTCAGGCGTGTGCTCAAAACTCGAATAGTCGGGGTGCCTTTGGGGCTTGTCCCACCCCCGGGGGATGGGATAGCGCCTAACCCAATCGTCCAGCATGTCGAAATCTGGGATCTCAGGGTGAACGTTCACCTTGTTCTCTAGGTTAGCGTGAAAAGAATGCTCCATGTCACTCAAACGCTTTCCGGGAGGCACGTAACCGCTCACATCAAAGCCATGCTGGCGACAGACGTCAGCAAGCTCTGGAGACACACCGGCCGACTTGGATGTCGGACAAAGCGATTTGTCGCCAGAAATGCGACCAACCACTTCAAGGAAACCCTTCTCATCAAACTTTTCGCCCGCCTGTGGGCCTTCCTCAGGACCATGGGCGTTCTCTTGGGCGTCACGGAGATACTCACGAACATGATGAGTCACCTTGTTAAGGTTCTTCATCTTGCACCGGTAAAAATCGACCTCGTCGTAAGCTCTTCGAGCATCTATCGTCTCACCCACCAAAACCTCACCGCTTGGCCCCTCCTCAATGCGCGGAACAAACCAACTTTTGGTCGGCTTGTGATCCAGGCCGCCAGCAAGCTCTTCGAAGTAGCTCCGAACAACATCGTGACGGCCAGGATTCCACGCGGAAAACTCTTCATCGAAACTCAAACCAAGGTCGAGCACATCGTGCTCTACACGCTGGCGCAGCTTAAAAATGTGATCATCGAGGGGGCTGGACGCGGGAAAGTTGTGCTCGCCGGGGTAGTGCTGGTTGAAATAGCCGGCGTCTTGTACGAAACCGAACCTGGCAAGGTACGACTGGTCGAAGTACGATGCAAGCATCTCCTCCGGCAAGTTGACTACATGCGCAGCGATCCGGCCCCGACCGGCATCGTCTAAAATTGACCCGCAAGCAACACCTTCTCCTTTGTCCCGCATGCTAGTGTGTTGAACTGCATTCTCCTCTTTCTTGCCCTTGTTCTTCCCCTTGCGCTTACGCGCTGGCTTAGCCTTAGTCTTAACTGGCGCGGAGTCAACACTGCCGGGCTGTCCAGACGCGCTGGCTTCCTCAACAATGGTCTCTAGAACGCTACCAGCCTCAACAACAGGCTTAGGCTCGGCAACACTGCAATAAAGAAAATGTTCCTTGCCGTTATCGCTAACGCCAAAGATGTGTCGGCCTGCAATGTCGCGCTCCTCATGAATGCGCTTCGCATAATCCTCAGCCGTCTCAAAAGGATCTCGGCTTCCCCTGGCGGCATATCGTCGACTCTTTTTGTCCAAAAGCATGTCATCGACGTGATCGATCCACTCTTCTTCCTCTTCGAACTCATCCGCTAGGCCCTGCAAGTAGTCACCAAGGGCATCGTTGTCGTCTCCCCCGTCATAGGATTCTTCATCTGGGAGCTCGTCGTCATGCTTGCCGTACTGATCATTGAAAGCGGAACAGTACTCAACGATCCGAACAGGCTTGTAGGCCTTATTACGAAAAGCTTTCCTGGCTGCCTCAATGACAGTAGTCACGCACGTGCAAGTCAGCATCAAGCCAAACTCGCGAGACTCCCCGTTAGCATCGACGGGTTTCGTGTTCCCAACAATGACCCCGATGGCATTATGGCTGGCATCGACAACAACGCCGCCAGACATGCCGGCCTTGAAGACTGTGTCACAAACAGTAAGGGACTTAAAAGTCTTGATTCTGCCAACAAAGGAATGCCTCATCAAATGCCGAACGCAACAGTTGTGGGCTGCGTCAAAACACGAAACACCGTATTCGACGAAAGCCTGAACAGGAGCGTTGACATGATTAGAGGACCATCGCGGCTTCTTCAAACCAAAATCAGCTGCAAAGTTCGACTTGACCTCAAAGACACACAGATCAGTAAAATCGGAACGGGACCACCAGTAAGAGCGAATCGACCCATCAGCATTCTTGACAAGATAGTCGCGGATGTCCAAGGCAACTTGCTCTCCCTTGTAACGGTTCTGCTTCAAACCGTAGACCATACCACCGCTAGCATAAATCTTAGCGAGAGTTTGGTTTGGCCCTTCCCAATCAACCGAATGAAAATTAATGATCATCAAATGACGTGTAGAACCCGGCTCAACGAGTTGGTCATAAAAGACCTGAGAGAACTGGCTGTCCTGGCAGGTGCCAGAATTGTCGCCATAGCGCACATAGAGTTGTGTGCCATAACCTTTGCCAGCCTCAATCTCGTGATCAACAAAATTAGCACTACACTTGACACCACAAACCTTCCAGGTGCCCGAATACGAATCAAACTCTGCGTAACCTTCGTGAGTTGGGACCCGTTTCTTGAAAACGTAAGTAGCTGCAGCCACACCAGACGCGACCGCGCTGCCGAAGCAAGCAACGTAAACAAAGCTCACGGTGCTGCCAAGGCGATACAAGAAATAGAACCCGTCCGTCAGCATCTCGCAAATAGGCAGGACATAATAGGTGTAAGGCCCAATCAACCACATATTCGCAAGATAAGCACTGAAGGCACTACAAAGGCCACAATAGCACATCCATAACCATATCATACCACGATAAACATAGGCAAAAGAAGGAAGTACTCCAAGAATAAAAATTCCTGACCAAATCGAGCCTCGTACAAATATGGTAAGTTCTCTGGAATCAGGCTCGGGCAACAGAAACAAATCCGGAGGCAAAGTGCCGACGGCACAGCCTGCAACGCTGCAAAATGCATCGGACAACAGGCCGTGACAATGGCGCAAGAACCGGCCCACATTGCTCACCCACGAATCGCGGGGAGCATAGAAGCCGTTAGGAACAATGACCCTCTTAGGCAAGGTGTGGACGTAGTGGGCAAAGACCACTCCGTCCTCGAAAAGGTTAGCGTCAAGCATATCACGTTCAGTAAGAACATAAACATCGAAAGTAGTGTTGACCACGTAGTCAATGCCAACGTCATCATAGCCAAACGCGCGGATCACGCGGGGATCCGACATAAGACTAGTGTACGTAACACTGTGCCGCATGGCACCACTCTGGATATCGATCTCGCCGCACGCGAAAAGATGCCAAGTTGGGTGATAATTCAAACCCACACTCCTGTCGCCAACGAATGCTCCATTCTGGAAGCCGTGACGCGTAACGTGATTGGAGCTGAACACCTCATGATCATTGGCTGCACGGCGGCACCCAAAGAAACCACAAACTGCTGGCTCACCGACAATAACTCCATGAATAGAATCAATGTCGCGGCGCAAATCTGTCGTAATGTGAGAATGCCCCTCAAACTCGCTGTTCCCAGCAGAGCCTGTAGCAAACTGCACCAACTCCATATTGCGCCCTTCGCGCGAAACTTCACAGGAAAATGAAACACGCTTTCCGGCGGGAACCACATGATAACCCGCACGAACCCTCCCCGAAAGGGGGCGAAGACGTCCGAACTTCTGCGGAGGCTCAAATGTACTGTATCGCACTCCCGTGAAGGAAGCGTTGCCCAGCACACCATCGCACGCATAATCACGTCCGTCATTCTCCAAACCGATCCCACCCACAACGTTACCACCAGCGAAATGAAATGCCAGTGGCAAAGCCACGAAATGAAACCAACTCATCGCTCACAATCCTCGCCAGAGCAACAATAGTTG